ACTCATCGAGAAGAAGATAAACATTACCTTCCTCATCATAGGCACTCTGTAGGATCTCAATTGCATCATAATTAATTAACAGCTTAACTTGCTCAATAGCCTGCTGAGATGGCATCTGGCGCCCGGTCGGCTCCAGAGTCCCGCCATTATTAATTACTTCAATAGCAAGCGCGCTATCGTCAGGGCTGCGGTAATACGTGGTAGAACCCACCGGGATATTGGCGATATCAGCCTGTGCTGTCGCCAGCGTCATATACTGACGACTGAGCGGGATCAGGTTCTGACGGGTTTCCTCAACTACCTTATCCCCTTCGGCTTTAATGCCGTCTACGGTGCAATGCACCCCTCCAAGGCGATCCGTGTAGGTCAAATCAGTGCTGGTTACGACTTTATCCAGCATTCCACCTGCATAAACGTGGTCCCTAATATCATCACTCGGAACCGCCTTCTGCGTCGGGGTTGGTAATTCTGCCATTGTGCTTGTCGCCCTATAAATGGCGCACGAAACCCTCAGAAATAAATCTGATGGTGTGCGCGAAGGTTGGTAATTACTGCTGTGTGTTACGGATAAATCGAGTCTGAATATTCAGAGAGGGTTAATGTCTGGGTGTCATCGCCATTGGGTTTGGCTGTTTCGACGCGCCAGATGGTGGCATTAAGTTCTGTATCGGTGGCAATGAAATACCGGCTCGCGTTCTGCACCGTTGTCCGATCGTAAATGTTCAGGTCGAAAGCATCCGCCGCAGCCTGAAACGCTTTAGGCTTTCCGGTTACGGGGTATGCGCGCCAGCGCCCGCGGTAATTACCCAGGCTATCCGTCATCACAACCCACATATCGCCGAGAGAGAAGTCGATACGCTCAGAGGTACTGAACACATCCCCGCTGCGCCCAGTGATATAGCCGCTTTGCTGCTTGTTGTCGTACATGTCCGGACACTGCACTACCGAGCCGCGGATTACCTGCGTCGATTCCAGAACTTTAACCGTCATACCGACACGCGAGAGCATAATACGGCGCGCTTCAAGCCACGCCCGGTCCTCCGCCTGCGTTTTATTACGACAGCCATCAAGGCTGACCTGAAGCGCGTTAATAGTCGCATCTTCGACTTCAACGATGCCGCTCTGGTCTATCTGCAGATAGATGTACGACTTTTTATTGGTGAGCGGGTCGACATAATCCAACGTGACGCCGTCATAGCCGCCCGGCAGTGACATAGTCCATGTGACCTTATACTCGTCCCAGAACATGTTTGAGCGCGCAAAAACAGCATCCGGATTCACCACTTTCTCATCACGCCAGAATGTCAGCACATCGCCGATATTGTTCCCGTCTACGCGGGCCACATTGCAGATGGTTTTGATTCGCTCGCCAAGGGAAAGCTTTTCATCCGAGAAGGTGTAATCGAAGTAACTCAGTTCCGGAACGGTTATCGAGTCAGCAATGGCGTACAGAGTCGCGACATCGATGCTCGAAATGTCCTGCTTACCGATGACTATCCACTCGTGCAGAGCTGCATCAGCAAACGAACGGCTCGGCCGCAGCGTATAGTCAATCTGACCGGTTGCGCGGTCATAACTGATGGTATGGCGCTGGGCGAGCATATTGTATTTCTGCTCGCGGTTGCTGTTGCTGTTATTCGGACCCTTTATGGTGACTTTGGCGATCGTGTCATCCGGGTAAACTACGCCGGTACGCGTGTTGACCGCATGAATCGCCATCAGCGTCACGACATTACCGTCGTTGCTGTTATCCAGGCGCTCAATCGTCACAGCGTACCGACCGGCGCCGGCAGCCGGGGTATATTTGTGTGATGTGCGGAAATACCGGGTTGTCACCTGAAAGTCGTTATCGAAGAAATAATCGTACTGCTCGGAAGTGCCCGGTATCTGGTTGTTGCTATCGTCAACCTTCCAGAAACGGATCCGATAGCGTGACGTTCCGGCCGTTGCGCCGAGCTGGACCATTACGTGCACCCATACCTGAGAAGACACCAATGGTGAAACCGACGGGCCAATCACCAGCGGTGTCTGGTCGTTCAGAGTGAACAGCGTCAGGTTGATGGTTGCGTCCGCCGGCAGCGTGGTGATTTCCCCGGTCATATCGCCAAGATAAAACGTCGTATATGGCAGAGTGTCTGTACCGATGAAGCTTTCCGAATAAACAATGTTTCCGCTACCGGTCACATTACGGGTTACCGGGCTACCGCCGGCGTTCCAGGTCGCATTAATCACGAACGTCACCGGGTGCGGAACGGCCAGCGCGGCGAAGTACGTGAAGTTGTCATCGTTCGAGAGCACCGTTGCCTTGAGCTGGTTACTCTCTATCACCAGCGCCGTCGGCGCTGTAGTCGTCGCTGTCTGGGCCGGGAAATCCTCGCTCTCGTTCAGGCCGGGGACTTCTTCGTTATCGACGTCGTCAAACTGATACCCGACATCGATAGTCCCGATCGTCACTCCTGGGTCAAACGTCTGGTAGCTGGCTCCGGCCAGGCTGCCGAGGTTTGATTCTGAGTAGCGCACAGAGGAAATGGTATATTTCCCGTAGCCGACCTCAAACCACTCGGTGATGTATTTGTTGTTATCGATAAACTCAAACAGCGCCTGTTGAATCAGGTCCGGAAAGACGCGGCACTGGCCGTAAATATTCGGACGCCCCTTGTAGAGCCGCGCCCGGTTAGTTTGCCCCGTTGCATCGTTGTTCGGAGACTCGCCGGTTGAAATAGAGGGTGATGATGCAGTCTGCTGTCCGGTGATTCCCGCCAACACCTTCTTGGTGAAGCGGATCGGGTTAAGGTGCTCTATCGGATTAAGGAGCGTCTTAATCAGGCCGCCGCCCTCTGGCTGGTCGAATACCGAAACGACATCGCCAGCGCGCAGCAGACAGGACAGGTCAAAATCATCATCCAGCTTACGGCCGTTTAGCTTCACCACGACGTTGTTATGCAGCTTCAGCTTGTCGAGCAAGGCGATCAGTTGAGTGCCTGGCTCTTCCGATCCGCGTTGCTTAGGTGCGCCAGGAAGGCGCTGCAGCTCATATCGAACCATGCACCAGATACTCCACTTTGTTATAGATTTTCTGAAGGATGACCGCGCTGTCCGTGCGGACAAAACCGAACTCGCCGCGGGAGTGCAGGCATTTCCCCGGATTAATCATTACGCCGACGTGCGCTGGCTGATTGCCGTAATAGAACACCGCAAGGCAGCCGGAAACCGGCACCGGAACCCGGCGCCAGTGTTCGAACTCCTCTTCGTAGCAGGTGATGAAATCTAAGCCAGATTCATAGCCGGCGACGTGGTGGAGCTCCAGACCCAGAACATGCCGGTAATACAACACCACGAGTCCCCAACAATCCAACTCATCAAAGGTGCAGGCGCGGTTAGCCCAGGGCTTGCCATTAACCAGCCCGATAAATTCTCTCTGTGTCATACGGTAATCAGCCCAGGATAGTCTTTCGTGGTGTAAATGATGGGGTTGGCCAGCGTAAGCGGGTTGGTCTTGCCAGAGTTCACAGTGACGTTGCTGCCGTCTGCGCCGACGTCTTTCACAAACAGCGACCAGGTCTTCATAGGCGTAGCGTCACCGATCGCATTCCATTGCTGGTATTTGCAGGTAATGGGCGTCATGCGCCCAGCACCCGTCCAGTTCTTCAGCGTGCTCCTGACGTCCTCGGCGCCCTGCAGGAACGTGATAGCCATTGTGATGATGGCCGATCCGTTCTGCGTGGGCTCTGTAATTTCGAAGGCTGCAGGCTGGTAAACGTTCCCGCCGAACGACGCTTCACGAAACAGCTTATTGACCACGCGGTAATAGCCGAACGCCGGGTGATAAAACTCGATGGTCTGTTTGATGTCACTCGCCGGCCTGCGCTCTTTCCATTCTCTCAATGTCGTCATTATTCGGCCCTCGGCATAACAGCAGTGACCAGATAATCCAGCCAGTAGCCGTAGTTCTCTGGCGCCTCGACAATCCAGTCGTCGTAGTCCTCAGTGATGTCCTCGATACCATTACAGATGACGCTGGCAGTCCAGGTGACAATGTTTCCGTTTTTGCTGGTCTGCACTGGCATACTGATGAAATGCAGGGTCTGCAGCTGCACGCCCTGCGTATCGCCGAGGTCAATCCGCATCTGGAACCAGTTACGGCCACGGTCGCAGTACGTCGGTGAGCGGAGCCACGATTTAAACCGCTCGGCCTGCTGCAGCGTGAATTTCCACTGCAGAGACCAGGTCGATTTAAGGTCGGTGGTTAGTGGCGTGAAGATGACAGGCCCGACTGCCGGCGTCGTCGTCTGCCAGGCCGTATCCTGCGTCATGTTCTGGTCTGCGCGCTGAGGAAGCGGCAGCATATCCGGGTATGAAACTGTTGCCACGTTTCCTCCGGGCATAAAAAAAGCCGCGGCTGCGGCACTGATCGAATATCAGGATGTTGCTAAATGTGTACCACTGTTACTGTGTGTTTTTCACACAGAGAAAGGATGGGTATATGTCAGAGAAATTCAGAGTCAAACTCTCCTGCCCTGATTGCGGCAGTGAGCAATTCATATTTAGCGCCGAACCGCACACCATAGACAATGTCGAGTCCTGTGCCTCCTGCGGAAGGGCTATCAGCAAAAACGATGTCTTTCGCCACGGCAAGGATTTCCTCGTAGATACGCTCAGGGACAGACTGAAGGGAACCAAATTTAAGCTCAAGTAAGGAGATTAGGCTATCAAGTTGCGATTGAGCCTCGCTGGTGTCGACCGATATGGATGCCAGCAATTTTTTATCTTCCATTTATCTACTCCATTAAAAAACCCGCCGGAGCGGGTTGGTTTAGTAGTCGCCTGATGCTTGCCGGCGGAGGCCATAGGTCGATTCCATCTGTCCGGACATGGGTCCACCGTTCTGCAGATCAGTAACAAACGTCTCAATCAGCAGCTCGCTACCGTTCTGAGTACTGCGAGTGTCAACCTGCACGCCGCTGGCGTAGTTGTAGACGTTATTGGTCACCTGCAGCGCCCCGCCGCCGCCAGAACCGCGCAAATCCTTGTTGCTGATGACGGAACCATTGTCCCCGGGGATCATGTACTGGCTGCCATTGCTGGCCTTGTAGATTTCAGGCATTCCGCCCTCACCTACCTGGTACATTGAGCCGGCAGATACCGGTCCGCCATTTTTGCGCTTACCGGCAAGCGAAGAGCCAACAGCAAGAGCGGCTATCAAAGCACCGAGACCTATCGCTACAGCACCACCGAAGGAGCCGATCGACGCAACAAGTGCTGCTGGCGTCCACGCCGCTGTCGTCGCCGCTGCTGACGATGTACTGGCTGCGGTCGTAGTTGCCAAAGAGCTGACCTGCGCCGCGGTCGTTGTGGCGATCGCAGCGTTCTGAGCGGTTGCGCCCATGATTGCCGATTTAGCTTGCTGCATCCCCATCTGTACGAATGTGTTGATGACGTCATTCAGAATGGTATTGCCGATTGAGCGGAGCGCGTCGTTAGCCGACATGCTGCCGGTTATCACGCCCGTTAATGCATTGGATGCCTGACTACCAAATGCATCGACCGCAGCACCCAGAGCCTCATAACCAACGCTCTGCTGAGTGAACAGCGCCCACTGAGCATCAGTTCTGGCCTTTTCATATTGCATATCAGCCGCATTTTTCAGCAACAAGGCCTGATTATGAGCAATAACACCTTGCTGCTCAAATTGCTGGATTAATGCAAGTTGCTGGGCATGCTGGTTAGCCAAATTCTGGACTGGATCAACATCTCCGGCGGCCTGTTGTTGCGGTGTTACAGCCTGTTGCGCGCGAATTTTTGCGAGATTAGCCTGATGAGTTGCCTCCAGCCTTTCTGACGTATCGTTATATTGCTCCTGGCTGATTTTCTTTGCCGCCAGAGCAGTATTCAGATCCTGGACATCCTGCTTATAACTGGCATTTTCACGCGCCTCAGGTAGCAACTTCTCAGCCGCCACCTGAGCCTTAATTGCGTTGGCAGCATCCCATTTTTCAGCAGCATATTTGCCAGCAAGCGCTATCTGCTCCTGCGTCGCCCCTTTCCCCAAGGATTGCTGAGCATTCAGAATAGCTTGCTCACGGCTTAACTCTTGCGTAGAGCCTGCAGCCAGTTCTGATTGCTGCTTCAGGTTGGAAAGTTTCTGAGTAATAGATTCCTGCTGATTACCAAGCTTTTTGGCTTCTGATGCTGCTTCTTTAGTCGCTTTCTTATTGCTTTGTTGAGCTTGCTGCGCATCATATTCAGCTGCCGCCCTGTCCCGGGCAAGGTTAACATCAGCATCTGTACCACCAAGCTTTCTGATGTCCTGCTCAGCCTTTAATTGCGCTCTCTTTCTGTCGTTAAGCTCACTCTGAAGTGTTACCTGATCCTGTAACTTATCGAGGTATTCCTGGACATCTTTAGGGCGTTCGACCATGAGGCTGCTGGAGTTGAATTTGTCTTTTGCTTTGGCAGCAAAATTAATCATATCCCCCAACTTGCCCATAATTCCAGCCGCTACCCCTGCTTCCTGCCCATCCCTGCGAAGCAGATCAATACCTTGCTTCATGGTTCCGTTTAGCGTAGCACGGCCAATATTAATGGCGTTTTGTGTCTGGCTTAGTCTGTTCTGAGCCTTCTCCAGCTCAAGGGTGGCTATTGCCAGATTATCCTGTGCGCCACCAAGTGCCTCAGCAGCCTGCCTCCCTCTCGTTGTATTTGTACCCCAGTTTGCAATTTCTCTCTGCTGGCGCTGGACAGCGGATGTCGCATCATTAAATTCCTTTTGTGCGTCAGATACGGCATCGCTTAACTCGGGTAGGCTCTGGCTTAACTTCCCTATCGTCGCCGCGAGCTCTGTATTCGACATGGTCTGGAATTTAGAACTCAGCTCATTAACGCTATCAGCCAAAGCATTGGCATCATTCCTGGCTTCTTTTGCGCGCTGAGAAAAATAGAGGATTGCGCTTGCTGCAAGCACTGCAGCGCCAACTGGCCCACCGATTAACCCAAGAACTCGGCTAGCAAGACCTGCACCAGATGAAAGCGCTAACTGCGCGGCTTTATTAGCTGCCAATGCACGATTGTAATTATCAACTGAACCAGCAGCCACGACCCTGGCAGCAGACAACCTCTGTTCGGCCGCCGTCACATTGGCTTCACTGATAGCCGTAAGCCGCATCATTTCTGCGAGCCGTATTTCATCCAAGGCCCGTTCTTTTGCAACCGCTGCAGCCCTGAGGTCTGCCGCTGCTTTATTTGCAGCAGCTTGGGCTGCTAATGACTCTTCTGCTGACAGCGTGCGAGATGCAGCCGCTGCTTTGATTTTAGCCGCAGTGGCCATAGTTAAGGCGCCAACATATCGACTACCCATAATGGCAGCGACACCCGTTAACAGTGCGCTAAGTCCACCGATGTTTTCACTGATAGTAACGACGGCATCACTGAAAATTGCTGCCCCTGTTTTTACCGTGGAATTCTCACCGAAAAACTTCGTGATGTTGTTTCCAGCAACCTGCAGGGCCTGGCTGATCGTAGTGGTAGTATTAGCAAATTCCTCCCCTATCACTGCCCCCTGAGATAATAACCCCTTGACTACTACATCTGTGGTTAGCTTACCTTGCGCAGCCATTGCTCGTAACTGACCAATGGAAACACCCAAAGAATCAGCCAGTGCAACCATAAGACGGCTGCCTTGTTCAGCTACTGAGTTGAATTCTTCCCCCCTCAGAACGCCAGATGCGATACCCTGGGACAACTGAATGATAGCGTTCTCAGCCTCCTGAGCTGTGGCACCGGAAACAACAAACCCCTGGTTAATGATTGTCGTGAGCTTGGCCAGATCTGCAGCTGACGTATTGTACTGCCGCGTCCCTCTTTCCAGTCTGGCGTAAAGCGTGGCTGTAGCATCAAGGCTGCTTCTGGTTGCCTGAGTAACATCAAATACACGCTGAGTTACATCAGCTAATTGTTCTGTCGGCCTTACTGAGTTTGAGAGTTTATTGTTTACGGTCGCCCATGCATCAGCATATTCAGCCACCTGTTGCACGGATAGCGCCGCAGTAAGTCCAACAGCTACGCGCGATAAACTCGACATCGATCGCTCTGTAGTATCAATAGAACGTGTTGTTTTATCAAAGCCACGCTCCATCAGATCAAGGCGCTGATTTACACGTTGCTGCGAAGTCAGCAGACCGCGTACATCCATCTCAATGTCGTAATAAATGCCGCCGGCGTTCTCTGCCATTTGCTTTTCTCCGGGGATTAAAAAACCCGCCGGAGCGGGTTGATAGAATTCTATGCATTAGCGTGATAAGACTACCCTGGATAATTATCTATATTGAACTTAAACTGTTTTTTCCCTTCCTGGTAAAAGTCAGCCTCGATAATTACTTGCTTGTGAGATTTAATGTTCTTTATGAATCCAGAGGGTGCTGAGAAGAAAATCACGTCAGCGCTGCCATCAGCAGCTTCATTCATTGAATATGTTTTTATCTTGTCTTGATCGAACTTAACAGATACATGGCAACCATCATACGAACTACATAAAAACTGGCCTTTACTTATAAGTAACAGAGCCTCTGTTGGCATCAACTCCTCCGGCTTTTGACCCTTTTTCAGAGTAGTCTTTTTGGAGCGGAGGACAATTGACAACTCAGATCCTCCATTATAAGGAAAATCAAAATCGACAGAGTTTTCGGAGTCAAGTGTTAGGAATTTCTGAGCTGTACCCCGCATCTCATCGTTTTGGTAAGAAGGAGTCCAATCTTTTGCGTATGAGCTAAATGCACACAACGCCATTGCTGCAAAAATAAAACTTTTCACATCCCTATCTCCATTGGCTTATTTTTGGAACAGATTAGCAGGGATGTATCAGTATTCAATGCCACCAGAAGCAAAAAACCTCACCGAAGTGAGGTTATCTTTGTACTTAATCGGCCCAGCCTGTCTTTGTATTAATCGCCGATTCAGCCATCGTATACTTCGCTACAACGTCATCTTTAAAGAGGATCGTAAGCTCTTTCTTTGTCCCGTTCGTACCGTTATGGAAAAGGCCGTAGAACGGAATGAATGAGGTGCCATTAACTTTCACTTTAGCGAAGGAGTACTTCCAGATTTCGTTACCGCCGTCGGTGTAAGAAACCGCATCCGGTGATCCGAAGGTGTTCTTAACCTCTGCCTTGGTGGTTTTTCCTTCCTGAAGCTTTGACTGGACGCTTGTTTCTGACTCTTTGCTGAGTTGCTGATTTCCAGAAGAGGCACAACCAGCCAGCACTAACGCGATCGCAGATGCGACAAAAATTTTCTTCATTTTGTATTATCATCCCAATGGTATCGTCGGGATAAATCCTAACAGGGTTGTTTCTGGCAACAAACCCACAAATTTGGTCGTTATCGCGGTTTTTCTTTCTCCATCATCGCCTGCCAGCGGCGATCGTCCTCGTCCATGACATTGTCGTACTCTTCGCGGGTAAACCCTTTTTGATTCGGGTATTTGGCGTTGAGCATCATCGCAAATTCCGTCATCGTCAGGTTTTCAGCCTCTTCCCGGCTTATACCGAAGTGATTTCGTGCCGCCATGATGTAGTCAGTGGCGCGAAACTCCGACGTGGTCTCGTTGCTTTCATGGCGCTGCAACTGGCGAATCTTCGCCTTACCGACAATTCCGTGCGTCATCAGGTTTTGCGCGATGATAATCATATCCTCCGGTGGCAGACTGCCCGGCCGCCAGACGAAACCGCGTTTTCGCCCTTTCCCCGGACGCATCCAGCCGACCAGATCACCTATATCATCGTCGCAGCACGCCGTAAGCACGGTGTGAGCCGCCATGATGGCTTTGCGGGTCAGTAACCCACTCTGAATGTATCGCAGCACACAATCCGGAAGCCGGCTGTACTCGTCGCGGATATAAGCCTCTGCTGCGCGCTGCACTAATGGCGTCGCCTCATCGTTGCACAACTCATAGAACGTCTGAACGATTTCGGCAGGTTCGCCGATACGCGCCATGTTGCGGAATGATGGCCGGAAAAAGAATTCCCGGTCATCGGTACCGATAACGCATTCACCTAATTCTTTAATGGGGGTCATAGTCGCTCCATAAACAGTATCAAGGGCGCCGTAACGCCCTTTGTACTATTCACGATGTAGTTAGCTGATCGTGACCGTGCATGCCAATGAGGTAATCTTGACTGGCGTATCAGAGGAGTCGGTGACCTCACAGGTGTAAACCCCGGCGTCACCAGATACAGCGCTCGCTTTGTTAAACGTTGCCGTGGTTTGCCCGCTGACAACCGAACCGTCTTTCTTCCAGACGTAGGTGTATGGAGACGTCCCGCCATCGACCGCTACCGACATATTAAGGGCTGACCCTGCGGCTACTGTCTTGGTGGCCGTCAGGTTCGTAGTGAATGCCAGCGCCGGCGGAGCGACTTCAAATACGACGGTGTCCGCGTCGGCAACTTTCCACTCCCCGGAGAAGGTGGAAATGTCGGACGTACCAAAATCACCGGACCATGAGGTAGTATTGAAATAACCCATGATGTAGGTTCCGGCGTCTTCGCCCACAAAGTCGAAGCGGACCCAGACCGTCGGCTGACGGCCGGCCTGCACTTCATCGAAAATATATTTCGAGATAGCGATGGCGCCAACTTCCGTCGTTTTATCCTTCTTGCGGAACTCACCTTCCCCTGAGATGGTGAAGTCCATGTTGTTGACAAGGTTCTCAACCAGACCTTTCGTATCGTCAGCCTCAGAGGTGACGGTATTCATGGAGTAGTCGAAGCCCTTAGTCGTCAACGCCCCCAGGCGTTTCCATTCAGAAAGCGCAGGGACCGTATCCGCACAGCCCATAGCCATGCGGAGCACGGCCGCCTTCCCAATCAGCTTGCCGGTATCATTAGCACAGCCTTGCATGTGTACCTCTCAAATAAAAAAGGCCGCCAGATGGCAGCCTGATGGGTGATTCTGGCGGTTATTCGCCGTATGTGCATGAGACGAGCAGCCGGGTAACTAACCGGCCCTCTTCGGTGGATATTGGCGCAGGAACGTTGCCGACGAGACTCAGCGCGCCGACGCAGTCATCCGCGCCAGATTGTTCGCTGATGTATTCGACGATGGCGTTAACTGCGGAGTCCGCAGCATCAGGATTCGATTTCGATGAAACAACATCGACCATTACATACCAGTCGCCGCCGCGGTCGTATTCGATATTGTTACCGCCAGAAGGCCGGAACACGATGAACTGATCGGCATCCTTGCCAGTATCGCGCCATATCCGCCACTGGACTTTAAAACCTGCCGTCAGGCCTTCAGCCATAAACAGGTCTTTCAGGCGCATATACATCGCAGGAGTCATAGCAAAAGCTCCTTTTTAACCGCTGCGTCAATCTGGCTGCGGGTATCCTCGAAGCCCTTCGTTAAGAACTCTTTCTGCGCCGATGCGCGCCGGAAAGTTTGCTTCACTTCCGGGTCGTGAACAAACACCGCATAAGACGCCGTGTAGCCAACGCGCCCGGTCACCCGCACACCATTATCAGTGATTTCCCGGAACTGGCTATTGATGAGCGTCGACGTGTCGAGCGGGGTGTAGAGCGCCGCCTGTGCGCTGCCGATGAGCATCGCCGACTGCAACGCGCGCACAACCTTGCGCCCCTGCACGTCCTTAATGATGCGGTCGAGATTGGCCTTAGCCTGGCGGATGCCGCGAACTTTAGCGCCCATAATCAGACTCCCGTAATAATGGCCCAATCATCTTCAACACCGTCAAGGGTATCGTTCCACTGAGTGAAAGCCCTTATTTCGTCCGCTTTGGTGTTGTAGGGGTTGGTATCGGTGCTTGTTCCGATAAGGATGTAATCGCCCTCTTCAGCATCAGCGTAAGCAGTGAAGAAAGTGTTTTTTACGACAATCCCTTTCCCAAGCTCGCTGAGCTTTGACGAAAGTCCGCCAATGTAGTCACACATGATATTTATTGGCGGATGGAAACCATACGGCTGGCCGCCACCATCAGTATCACTACCATCGGCATCTCGAATCCTTTTCCAGAGGGTGCATGGCTTGTTGTATGACCATGAAGCTGTCGAAGACATCAGTCATCCCTCCATCGCAGCACGATTGCGCCTGTAGCCTGTATGCGAGGGCAGTTAATCATCCACTGCCCGGCGCCGTTAACGTATGCCGTCGTTTGCTGGCCGGTATCAGTCATCACCCAAACGCGGGTGAACGTCCGCGGCAGCCGCTGCTGAACTGAAATCCAGGCCATTAGCAGCCACCGACGACCATAAACAGGCCCACGCTGTTACCGGCGCTAATCGGCAACTCACTTGTGCAGCCGCTCGTATCGAGCTTCGCCAGCGAGTCACGCAGCCAGGTAATCCCGTCTTCGCCGTAATCGAACGAGCGGGACGCTCCGGAAGGTGCACCCTGCGATTTGATACGCCGGGCACCGGAAGATGTCGCCATGAGCGCAGCGGCATACATCAGGATGAGCTTTGCCGTGCATTCGTCATACCCCGCGCCTTCGAGGCACGGGATAATCTTGTTCACCACGCAGAGAATCGGATCGAGCAGCGCGCCAGGAATGGCGTAACCCAACTCACCGAGGAACGCCTGCACGTCTGCCGCTGTGATTGGGTCAGCCATGGTTATTTCGCCTTCTTCTTACTGGCAGATTCATCCTGCTGCTCTGCCTGCTCTGCAGCATCATCGACAGGCGTAGCCACTTCCAGCACCTGATCTTCATCACTAATGATTTCAACCAGACCGGCGGCCGCCCAACGTTTAGCGACATCACTGCTTACCGAGACCTGCCCGCCAACCTCCAGCTTCTGGAGATTGGCACCGGAAAGCAGGTTGTCTCGAACCACTTTTACCAGTGCCATGAATGCCCCTTAGCTGTGTGCGTAGATAACGGATTTGCGATTGTTGATGTCGGTCTTAACCATCAGGCCCATCGCACCCCAGGTGCGCCAGACGTAGTCGCTGTTGTAGAACTGGCGTGGGTCCGCAACGGTACCGACGGCCTGACCTACAATCGGAGCGATAACGCCGGCGGTAAGTGGGACAATCAGGATCTGGTTACCGGTCAGCTGCGCATCTTCTTTGATGGCAGCAATACCGGAGAGCTTCAGTAGCTCCTGTAGGATGGTGTCAGACTGGTAGTTGTCGCTGAAGTAGCGTTCCAGGTTTGAGGTGATCTCGCCTGAAACATACCAGGTCTGCTGTGCATACTGCAGGTTGGTCAACTTCATCACGTCACGCAGTGCAATGGCTGCATTACGGATTTGCTCAGCCGTTGCGCTTGAGCTGGTGAAGTCGATATTCAGGCCGGAAGCGCTGAGATCAACAACCTGTACGCGCTCATCGGCCTTGACCCCCTTCCATGTCTTGCCATCAAAGGCGATATAGTCGCCAGCGGAATCGCGGAAACCGTTGAAGACGTAATCAACGTACTGGCGACGAACATCATCAACAGAGCCTCGCTGAGCGTCAGCCAGAGAAGACAGAGCGGAACCTTTATTGAAAATCGGGTCACGCCACTGGAATTTGAAGCCAGAATCGTGGATCGGAACCATCGTACCGTCGAAGGTGTACGCGCGGGCATCCAGCGCCGCACCAATCTGGCCGGACATGGAGGTATGCGCCCATCCGCGGCCACCGGTGCGAGCGTACTCGTACACCGACTCTTCAAGACGGACAGAGCGGGACAGCGGGATCAGGTCGTTAAACAGTGTGAATTCTGTGTTCGGTTCGAACTCAGCCAGCACGGTCTGGTCGTAAGCGCGATACAGTCGACGGATATCGTCGACAGCGTTCGTCGCGTCCAGCGCCGGTGTGTTCGCCGCATCACCACGCCAGCGGGTGCGGGATACGAAATCAGCAACGGCCTGAGCACTCATGTTGCGCGCCATTTGCAGCTCGTTAAACTGCGCCTGGTTGGCTTCAAGGTTGCCCGTCTCAGTCGCGCGTCGGGTGGAAAATACAAACATTCAGTCTCTCCTTACTTGAACACGACGCGAACCAGATCGCCTGCAGCGGCGGTCAGGGACTTGTCTTCTTCGACATAGGCAAAGATGGTTTCATCTGCTGCCAGTGCTTTGATGCGGCCATTAGCCACAGAAACCGGCTGGCCCTTGGTGTAGGTACCAGCGGCAGCGCGAACGTTGAGGAAAACGCCCGGCGTTGGCTGGATGTTTACCACCCAGTCACCGATCGCGTAGGCATCATCAACCGTTTTGCAGCGCAGATAGTCGTAGTTAGCGACGTAGAGAATCGCGTCTTCAGTGCCGTCAACAGAGGGTGTCGGCTTGGCTGCGCTGAAGAAAATAACGGTACCCGGCAAAAACGCCGCGGCCGCAGAACCTTCACGATTAAGTTGCGGGTTGGGGAAAATACCACCCGCGTGAATTACGTGTTTCCCGTCTTTAGCCATTTTTTACTCCGGCATTTCGCTGAAAGAATCGTTGTTGTTGACCGAACGGAATGCACCATTCAGGCCGGTAGAGGTCTGGCACTGAGCAAACAGGCCATCAAGGGCGGCGCCGTCAAGCGCATTCACCGACAGGTCATCCAGCCCGAATTTCGCTTTTACGGCAGCGCGTTTTTCGCCTTTCTCTTTGTCAGCGTTCACGGCAAGGCCTGACTTAACGGCTGCCAAATCATCAGCAAATGGCTTAAACCATGCCGGCGCTTCTTCGCTGTTGCTGGCCTGCTCTTTTTTCTTAGGCTTGCCGGTGGCGGGATCGATTTCGTCGCCGCCATCTTTCTTGGCTGCCGCCTTCTCTGCCGCTAACTGGTTGTAAGCGTCCATCAGTTCGGCATCGGACTTGCCTTCAGTCGGCTTACCCGCGGCTTGGAGCGCATTGATAATCAGTTCTTTCATCGGATCGTTCTCTCCGTTGGTTTTAATCTCGTACTCAATGGGTTTGCGCACGACTTCTACAGGTTCGCCGACAAACACGGCTTTGCCGTCGTCATCGATGAGGTACTTCTGTTTGAAATACTTAGCTTCATCGCGGTAGATGAAGCTGTCTGGCCACACCGTTTCTGGCCATAGCCACTTATCTTCTGTGTCACCCTCGCGAAGCTTGTCGCTGATAGCGCGTGAAATGTCGTCAAAAGAGAAGTTGGAGGCATTGGTGAAGAAGAATTTGGTCTTGTTGAGCAGGCCTTCGCGTGTGCAGTCGATACCATCAGCAAGGCGAGCAACTTCGATCTGCTGCTCATGACCTTCTGAGTTGACGAAGATGCCGACGCCTTCTTCCGGCGTTCCGGCGCCAGGCTCATCGAGCAGCACCGCCACATGGTCAAACATCATGTTGGTAGCAATCTCGTTGTACTTTTTGCCCTTCGACTCGCCGTTAGCGGCAATGCCGGAGTACAGGAGCCCTGTGGAGATGTGGATGGGTTCTGAGTTGGTACCGGAGATCATCTCATCAAGGCGGTTAATCAGGCGCTTGCCCTTCTCGCTTGACTCGGCGTACTGGCGGTTAACGTACATATCACCCGTCACCTTCCCGTCTTTGTGGCTAACGTTCTGCAGCCATGCGCCTACGTGATATTCATTCACCGCCCGGACATCGCGAGCAGACACATGCTTGCCGTCAACCTTCGGGTGGCCCAGCGGCATCGGGTTACGCTCAAGCGTGTTGTAGGCCTTTTCGATTTCTGCTGCCGGGTACAACTTCCGGTTCATCACAATATCGTCCACAACAGGCGTGATGCCTCGAACCACGATATGTGGCTTGCCGTCGATGGTTTCAGTGGTGATGTTTGAAGCGGAGTTGACGACGGTCAGCACGTTAACGCGATTGCGTTTCATGCTGGGTCCTCATTGGTGGATTTCAGGCAATAAAAAAGGCCGCCGTGGCGACCTATTTAATGTGTTTAAACTCCCATCGGAATGAGCTGTAAATGTATTCACCGCCCTCTTCCCTGTCGGTCAGTTTGGCAGTAATTTCGAACTGACTACCTATTGGGTACAACTTCAAGTCTGACAACTTCTTGGAACATTCGACAGCGAGTGATGGACTTGCCCATTGTCCATGTATTGGCCTGATATGAACCTTCCCTTTTCTACCAGAGGTACTGGCTGGGTAGTAGCTCTCAACAATCAACTTACGATACGCCTCATCAGGTTTTGCCATAAAACCTCCGCAAAACCTCCTTGTATCATGCAGCCTCTGCCAATTTCCACTGCTCTCGCTCTTTATTCAACTTCTCCGCGAGACCTTCGTTAAAAATGCTGCCGTCGTCATTAAGCAGCACCGGAATCTGGCTGCAATAGCAATTGTAACGATTGCCGTTCTCTGCGTAGAAGTCTCGCACCTGCTCGGTGGTGTATACCTTGCCGTGGCGGCTGGCGTGCCAGCTGCGCGTCGTTGGCTTGAGTGCTGACAGCCACAGAAGCCCGGTATTCAGCCCCAGCCTGTCGGCAGCCCAGTCGGTTTCGTTCCACTGCGCCTGCCGCAGCGCGCCGACCTGCTCAGTCTGAGCAATGGTCTTAGCCTTCGACATCGACACGTCGAGGCGCTTGCTGATGACGCTGGCCGTTTCGCGAGGATTCACCCCGCGCGCGACCGCATCGGTAATGATGTTGGTCAGATCGCCGCGGGCGGTGTCGCTGATTACCTTCCAGTCGCTAAATGTTGTCAGTCTGGCGGCTGCCACCTGATTAAGGTGACCAGGGCTGCTTAAAAGCTGCTGTAGAGTCGTCTGGCTGGCATATACCTGCGACTGCTGCGACAGGTTGTTGAATGCCTCCAGCGTGCCGCGCTGCGCCTCTGCGACGACATAATCCATCGCCCAGAGGTTTTGCTCGCCACCATCAAGCAGGTAATCGTCGAGAATGCCCTGCACCGCCTCAAGCAGGTCCGCCAACTCCTGCGCCGACATGTCGTAGATAAACTTCCCGGCGTTGACCTGGTAGAGCCGCATATCCGCGCCGTGGTCGTGGCACAGGAAGTGCCAGTTGTGGCTGTTTACCTCACGCTCTCTCCCGGTCAGGCGCTGGTCAAACAGTGCTTTCAGCGCCACCTTTATCGAGTAATACCTTGCCTCAATGTCGCGCTCCATCTTGCTGACGGACTTGCGCGACATTGTGGGGTCAACTTTCGACCGTGGTATCACCGGACTTTTCGGCTTCTGATTCTGGGTCGGCCAGTGGATCAGGCTTTGGCTTGTTGCCATCTGGCGGCACCTCATCATCAAATTCAGGCAGGGCTTGCAGTTCACCCGCCGCGCGTATCTCATTTTCTGTGATAGCAGAGCGGCCAAAGGCATTCGTCGACTTCACAGCCACGTCCGCGAGCTTGTCCATGTTGGCAATCCTCTCTGCCTGGCTAGGCGCCAGCAGATCAGACCATCCCACGGTGACTTCTTCGCCGCTGGCAGGAGGGATAACCCCCAGCGCCCAGAAACGAGTAACCACTTCGGTGATGACGTCGGTCAGGAAGCCATTGCGTCGGCTCATCCTCGTGCGCGCCCATCCTTTTGCATCCTCGGTACTTGCGCGCTCACCTGTCTGCATGCCAATAAGCTCTTTAACAGGAATCGGTACCGTTGCGCAGAACTCGCTCAGCGCGGTGCGCCAGGTTGGTTCAGGGTCCGCAACCGCCACTGAAAGCACGCTCGTATCGCCCTCTTGCATGATGACTGCGCTATCTGTGCTGTCATTGAGGCGTCGAACCTGATCATCCATCCCTTCTGAGAGTTGGGCTTCGCTAACACCAAGCGCCCTTGCCAGTTGTGCGAAGCTTGTCTTGGCACTGAAGTTAAAGTTGAGTTGCCGGCTGGCGTTCTTCAGGAACCCTTCCGCCGCACCGCCCGAAACTTTTTCGAGGTCCAGCAACTTGTTGAACCCCTCTTCCAGCAGCGACTCGCCGGAATCAAGCCGCCCGTCATCCGAGCCTTCAGCCAGAATGATAACGCGATCAGGGTGAACGTTGATGATGCGACCTGGCTGGCCGCTGCGCTGCTGCACCGGTATCTCGGTAAACGAGTACATGCTGACAGCGCCATAATTTTCGCTGTTCTGGTCTTCGTTGTAACTGACCGGGTCTAACTGAGCCTCCCAGACTGGAACGAGCCGGACGAGCGCCCTCTCCTGCAGCCTGCCGACCATCGCCTTATCTACAGGCTCTGACCATGGCCTGTTGTCTTTAACCTGGATCAGTAGCGCAGAGTAACGACCTACTAGGTTACGCTTGTCAGCGCCCTTGATCTGCTTCCAGCATCGCTTGAGTAGCTTATTGACCCGTTTATCCCAGTCAGTTTGCTTGGTTGCATCCTTAGTCTGGTCGCCTTCGTAAACTTCCGGGTAATCTTCCCAGCATCCATCGACCATTCGCGTCACTGCGGCGCCGGCTATGGCGTTGCGTCGGTACGCCCGGTAAAAGTCATCGAAGCAAAGCTCCTTGGGATATCCAAACTCCTGATACAGGCGCTGACGCTTGGTGTTACTGGTGCCATTGAACAGAGCGTTGACGTAACGCATCCGCTCGCGGTCGATGCTGGCGTTCGTGGCGAGTTGTTTATTTTCGCTTTCGTTCACGTGTCCTCCGTCAGCGCGAGCGCACCAACATGCCGGTTGATTGTGGTTCTGATAGTTCGGTTAATGCGTATACCGCGGCATCGAGCCGGTCAGGTGATTTCTTCGCAGTGGATGGCACGTACTCCATGAACTGGTTTTCTACCTCGTAGAGGCTTCCACGGTGAGCTACTCGGCCCTGCGCATACAGCGCGGAGATAGGTTCTGCACGTGCGTATTTACCCTTACTGGCGTGCACACGAATGATGCGGCCGCCGAAACCGGCATTGCGCAGCGTATCTTCCGCCATATTGCCACCTTGGTTTGTCTCTATGACGATCGCGTCAGCTTCATGCTGCTCATAAGCTTCAATGGCTTTCGTCGCCCATCCGTTGGGTGAATATTTGCCGCTGTAGTCAGCATCAAGGCTGTACTGCCGCTCATCACCACTACCGTAAACGCTCGCTACAGCGATGCCAGATTCGTCACTCTCTTCGCTATTTGTGGCCTGAGGGTCGATTGCCACGACCGTACGGGCCAGCTCCTGGGTGATCCGCATCGCGTGTGCGGCGCTGATCATCTCCTCGTTCCACAGCGCACCCTCCGCATTGAAGCGTTTCGGGTTCTGCATGTACTGAGCTTCGGCGGTGCGCCGGTGAGAAAACAGAGATACACGGTGCGATTCGTTATGCTTAAACGGCCATAGCCAGCCATCAGGCAGGCCGTGATCAATCGGGATAGCGTGAGTGTTTTCCGGATATGTTTCTTCGTAGCTGCGGCTGTTATCGATAACCACCGGCAGATTCAGGTGATGCCATTTCTCACCACTCCCGCCGCGCAGTAGATAGCCGCTTAGATCGTGGTAATGGATTCGCTGCATGATGACAATCATCGGCGTCGTCTCGATCGCCAGTCGTGATTTTATTGTCTCGTTAAAGCGATTGTTGACTCCGTTACGAACGATATCTGAATAAGCATCGTCAGGTTTAACGGGGTCATCGATAATTAGCGCGCCCTGCCAACCAGGCTCCATATGCCCGGCACGAAATCCTGTAACCTGCCCTGCAGCTGACGACGCGTAGACTCCTCCGCCGTGCTCATTCCACCACATCGCTTTACTGTCGGCATCGTCGCGCAACTCCATCGGCCACATTGCCTGATAGAGCTTTGACTTAATCATGCCGCGCGCAGTTGAGGAGTTCAGCAACGCAAGATTGTGCGAATAGGACAGGTGCATGAAGCGGGCGCGCTTATTCAACGCTAACCCGCGGCCCATCATGTTGATGGTGGCCAGCTCTGTCTTTGTGTAGCCTGGCGGAACGTTGATGACCAGCCGCGTAATCTCGCCACTAATAACCCGGTCGAGCGCGCGCTGTATCGCCAGGTGGTGCGGCGCGATGATCATCTTGCCGCCAGTGCGCTGCTTGAAGAAATAGCGGGAGTAGTAAAGCCCGTCCTCTTCACACTCTATCTTGCGGGCAAAGTTCCTCTGCTCAACAGTCGTCATCCTCCAGCATCTCCTGTCGAGCTTTCTTGTATTCGTCCTTCGTCAGGGTGGTTGATTCTATCGGGCCACCATTTGCGCCGGTGTGCTCCACTTTCTGCCTGTTGGTATATGCTTCGCCGACCTCTTTCGCCGCCTGCTCCAGCAACTGCGCGGTCATGCCGATGTTCTTCATGTTCTCGGCAGTCGTCGACATTCGCTGAAGGACACGCAGACGGTAGGCTTTGTTGGCGATCGGGATGTCGGAGATTTCGTTGAGGAAGCGGTCGCGGGTGGCGTTGAACATGTCGACCCATTTTTTCGCCAACCCCTTGCCGCTGACCTTCGTCGGGTCGTGCGATTCGACTTGCTGTGGGGTGACTCTTATCCCGTAATCCTTTTGGATGGCGTCGACCACAATCGACAGGGTGTCATAGCACGCAAGCATTTGAACGATGGCGGCTTTCACCTCTGGTTTTAGTGCAGCCATTAATCACCATCCTTCCAAAGCATTCCAGAATTAAGCCAGTTTCAGCATGCAAGTCCCGCAAGCCCTGGCAACATCGATATGAGCAACCTCCGCCGGCCTGTTCGCCGCATCAACCATTTCCTGCACATCTTTGCTGGCGCCGTAACGCCGGACCACTCCAACGAACTCTTCAACGTCGTGGCCGCGAAGTGTGAGCACCGGCATACCGGTCTCTTTGTTGAACTTCGGCGCGCCATAGTCATCGGTAGCCTGGGCTATGTGGTAAAGCTCATGCTCAACCAGCGCGCAGAATTCGAGGTCACTGCATTGCTCGCAGTAGTCAGCTGCCAGGG